GTAGTCCGGAGCCTCGCCGCCAGCGCCCGACTGAATGCGGGTGAGGAGCTGGGCCATGCCCACGCGGGTGGTCGCCGCAGCACCGGTGTTCGTGATCAGCTGACCTGACCAGAAAGAACCGGGAGTGCGCGAAATTCCGCCGTAGGACGGGACGTTCGTGCCGTCGTCGTAAGCCTGCGTCAGCGAATCCCACACCTGCGTGTTAGCGTAGTTGTTGGAATACAGAGCCTGCGCGTAGGCCTGCTTGATCACAACCGCCGCATCCGACATCACTGCACGGAGCTTGGGAATGACCACTTCCGACGACTGGATAATCGCTTCCATACCGAAGAAACCAACCGGGACCATGCCGAGCTTGAGCGAGAACTGAGCGTTCTGGATCGCGGCCTGATCGGTGGGCATCGGAAAGTCGCCAGCAAACGAACCCCAGTTGAAGGAGACGAAAGACGACCCCTGAACCGGAATAGTGATCTGGCTAACACCGCCTCGCGCAGCCTTGGCATTCGACATGAACAGGCTGAGAAGGGGATGCGACTGATAAATCTGCACGTAGACAGAAGGCAAGAAAGCTCGCCGTGTGAGGGCGGCGAGCTGTGCGCCGAGCGCACCTGAAGGGGTTATACCACTTCCGGTTAGCGCGGCTACTGGTGAGGTAGGTAGAGCCATGGGTTACGTCCTTTGATTACGCTGCGCGCCCGAACGTGTCCCGCACATACTTGTCCGGGTCAGATACAAATTCGGTGAGCTGTGAGTCCATGTAACCCATGGGGTCACGATGAAGTTCAACGAGTGCATCGTTGCGGTTCTTGGACCCGAAAAGATCGAGGTCTTGAGGCGCCCAAGTGGGACCGGCAACCTTTGCTGGCGGAGCCTTGCTGGCGACATACGCGGCAGCGGCTTCTGCGTCCGAATAGTTGCCCGTAGACTTCATCCGGTCGATCATCTGATTGAAGCCTTCTTCAGTCAGATTGTAATCGCGACGAGCCTTTTCGAGCTGTTCTTCAAGCTTGACCTTAACGCGCTCGTCATCAGCGGCGCGCTTCTCATCCAGACGCTCTTCAAGAAGCTTCTCGTACTTCGCTTCCATCGCCCGGAGTTTATTCATGTGTGGTTCGATGATCGGCGACATCATGTCGTCGGTCGTCTTGATGTCATTCCACTTAGCCTTGGCGGCCTGCTGGATTTTCTGGCCGACTTCACCGTCATTCCAGAGCGCGTCGATCAGCTCCTTGGAGCGATGCAGAGCAATCTGTTCCGGGGTCATGGTCATGGCTTACTTCCGTCCCTTGGGGGCAGTGGAGCCATTCTTGCCGGAGTTCCGAGAGGCGTCAACGCCGACGTGCTCAAGGCTGCGGATGTGGTTGGTGCCGTCTGAAGGCATACCAGACTTGCGAGCGCCAATCCCCATGGTCGGGAACTCGACGTACTGCATCACGCTGTTGTCTTCACGAATTTCGTTGACGTAAGCGGTAGGAACCTTGCCCTGTGCCATGCTCTACTCCTATGCGCCCATCGGCGGTGTTGGTGGTGGGGCGCCTGCCCCTCCCGGCATCATGCCAGCCATGTTTGGCTGTGTCTTGGCGTTTCGCGCCAATTCCATCAATTGCTGGATGGCGCCCATTTGGTCGCCGCCCGCAGCACCTTCTTTTTCCAAATGCTTGCCAATGTCGGCAACGGCTTTCAGAACGGACTGATGGAGTGCGGAACCCATCGGTAATTGGGGGAGCGCCTTTTGAAGCGACTCAAGGCCCACTTTCAGGGCCGACAATCCTTGTTGGGCAGAACCTGCCATGGGGCCGGGCATCGTAGCCGGACCCGCGCCGCCCATAGGGGGCATGGCGCCGGGGAGCCCCGGACCAGCGGGGCCAGCAGGGCCACCGGGCATTGGCATAGGAGGTAAAGCCATATTCTACACTCTCTGGACTAGAGCAGTTTAGCGGCAGCTGCGGCGCTTAGAACGGGTAGCCATGTTACTTCTCCGTAGAATGGTAAAAAACGGAGGTCTTGCGACCCCCGCTTTTCAAGAGCCAAAGCTCACTTACGACCCTTGCGGCGCATCTTGCGGCCACGCTTGTCGATGGAGAGATTGTCGAAAGGAAGAGCAGTCATGTTAAACTCCTATTGCTGGGGACGTTGAGAGAGCTTACCATCTCAACAGACACAGATTACGTTGGCTACAGAAGCTGTGTCAATATATAAATGCGGAAAGCTGTGCCTTATCAAAACGATAGGATGGGATGACATGCACATACCTTCACGCGACATCGAAGCATTCGCCCGAAATCTAGCGAATATTTGCATGTCCTCTCGTCCAGCCAGACAAAATCGCGGGGCGTTTTTTGAGTCTTACGCCACCGTTGGATCGGCGGACGCCTCCGCTCCGGCAATGTTTAACAAGACCCATGCGGCGCTTGATGACCTTGAGTCGCTTCTTTTTTCCCCTGTTTCATTGCGTTTTGCGATCACTGACCCTGATCTGCCCAACATCGTCAATGAATCAAAAGGGCGAATCGCGGCGTCACGCATCCGCAAATATTGCCGTCAGACAGACGCGGACAGTTTGATCTCACAAGCGGTGGGTATTTCGCTGCGCAAGGGTCTGGGCCTTATTAAAACAAATGTCGTCAACAAAGAGTTTTCCAGCCAGCTGGTGCAGCCTGAAAACTTTGGCGTGTTGCATGAGAACCATTGCCGCCTTGATTGCGATATGGAAGCGTTCGCGCACCGTATGCTCATCACGCCTGCACAGTTCCGCAACTTGATCAAAGGCCGCCCGGACGAAGCTGATCTGAAAGAACGCGCCAAGTCGCACATGCAGGGCATCACCGGCGGGATGAAAGACGCCTCTGGTTCGGCCATGAACATTGTCACTGGCGGCCTATACCCGTTTCAAGCTGGCGGTACAGGTATCCCGAATCAGAACCGTGGCATTGTAGATTGGATGTCGCAACCAAGAGCCAGCATCGACCCAGCGGTCGAATCTTCCATGCTGGAAATGGATGAACTGTGGGTCTGGGATGACAAGCGCGGCGACTGGGCAACGTTTCAGATTATCGGCGACAACATCTTGATCAATGGCAAGTATCAGATCACCAGTGCCTTCTCCTACAACACGGTCGCCAGACAGACCGATCCGACGCTCAAGGGCAACCATCCATTCAGCATGTTTTGCGCCAATCCCGTGCCAGAATATTTCTGGGGCGTCTCCGAAGTCACCCGATTGGTATTGCTTCAGGAAGCCATCAATTCGCGCATCACCGGCATCAATAAGATGCTGCGCAAGCAAGAAGAGCCCGCCACCAAGTTCGTGGGCTCCACCGGCGTTAACCAGCAGGCTCTGTCGCGTTTCAACAAGCCGGGCGGCTACTGGACTGACTCGAACCCCAACGCCAAAATCGAGCGTGACAACATACAGATACCCGAAGCCCTCTGGCGTTCGCTGCACGAATACGAGCGTATGTTTGATGATATGATGGGTCTACCGCCCATTGCCAAAGGGCAAGGCGAGCAGGGTGTCCGTTCCGGCGCTCATGCCGACACGCTGATTCGCATGTTCTCGCCGCGCTTCAAAGACCGCGCTTTGCTGGTCGAGCGCGACGTCGAGAAATTCGGCGCTTTGATGCTCGATCTCGCCCGTGCGCACATTGATCAAAAGATGGTTGCTTGGGTGCCCAAAGAATCCGCCGGGTTTGAAGACAGCTCGACGGAAGGTGAAGAAAAGTTGCTGATCCCGCCCGCCAAGGGCTTGGTCCCCGTGACGTTCACTTTCGCCGATCTGCCGGACGATGTGTCGCTCACCGTGGACTCGCATTCCTCGTCGCCTGCCTTCTCGCAGGACGCCAAGGAGCTGGCCTTCAACCTTCAGCGCATTGGCGCCATGTCCCCGGCGCAGCTGGTCGATCATGTGGATGTCAGCGATCCCGACGATCTGCGCGCCAATATTATGCGCCGCGAAATTGCCCGCGCCGAGGCAGCGGCAAAAGAACAAGAAATCAAGGTGCAGACCCACAAAAAGAAATAAGGGGCGAAAGCCCCTTACTTCTTACCCGTCGGTTCCGTCCGCATCATTCGTAATGCGGATTGCCCATTCCTGACATCTGGCAATTGGATGGAACTTGGGTTCAGGGCGGCACTGCGGAAAGCCCCTGAAATAGCCCGGCGGCCCAAAAGGTCCGCCTGCTTCTTGTTGATCCCGGCCGCTTGCATGGCGCCGCCGCCAAAATAGTTGTCCGCCATGGTCTGTTGCTGCCCCGGCAGTTTTGGCGCGACGGCCTCGCCCTGCCGAATGTTATCCTTCAAGTCCGTCATCTTGTAGTCTTCCATGACGATCCGCGCCGTCTCGTCCACCGCCTTGACGACAACCTTGTCGCCAATCTGTCCGGGGCCGCGACCCTCTTCCACCATGCGCTGCAAGTTTGCCACTTGCTGCTTCAGTGACGTCAGCTCTTGCTGGGCAACGCACGCCTTGCTGGGGCAGGGCGGGTCTTTGATCGGCACAGCCTTGTAGGTGCGGCTGTATTCGTGACCGCACAGCTCGCACTGGTATTTGATCCGGTACTTGGTGGGCTCCAAGAAGCTGTCCGACTTATCCATGTCGATCCCCAACGTAAGTGTCATTTCAGACGTCCATCTTCTTGTAGCCTACAGGAATGAATGGAATGCGTTGGCCGCCAGCGTTGTGCCGCGCCCAATAGGAATCATGCACCCACCGGCAGTTGATGGGCTCATACGCCCGCGTGGTGCGCCACGTCGCCGGGTGTCCAGTCTCACCGTCTTCCGTCAGCCACACGGGTTGGCCGTCGTATGGATAGACGGCCTCTACGTATTCCGGAATGGGCGCCCAATCCGCAGGAATAACAACCGCGTCAATGATTGGCCCGTCAGAGAACAGGGCATCCTCGACCTTACCTCTGAACTGAACGTCTGATCTTCTCATAGCCCGTACTCCGATTGCCATGTTTCAGGCTCCACTTCGTTATCCGCTTGCTCTTGCATCGTTCTCAAGTAGTTGAAAACAATGCGGTTCACCGTTGTTGAGGCGCTGGGTTTCTCGCCTTTTTGGGCCGAAGTAACGGCCTCATAGGTCAAACCCTGCCCCATCATTTCACGTTGCGTCCAATCTTTCCATGCGCGCACGGCGAAGGCCATGGCAAAGACGCGATCATCTTTGCAGTTTTCGTCCCGTGACTCCGGCGCGCCGATGTGGCCGTCCTCAACAACAATCAAAGACATCTCATTCAGCAGTGACCGGGATTTGACCTCCAGTTCCTTCGACACATAGCA